TCCTAAAGGTAATGAAGAACAAATCCCTGCGTGATATGAAAGACCTCATTCAAGTGAAGTATTACTTCAAGGAACATCCGAACACCACACTTTCGGTGTTCCTCAAAACTGAAGAACAGGTAGAGGCTTTTAAAGCCAAACACCCCGACTATGTTTATGTTGAAGGTAAATGAAAAAGTTTCTGATTCTCGCAGCAATTTTTCTCTCTTCTCCTGCGTTTGCACAGACTGCACCTGCACCCAAACCACCTAAGGTCTACAAGCCTTTTGTGTATGAAACTCCATGTCAGTTGGAGTCAAATATGCAGATCTATGAAGATACTTGTAAGGTCGTTGAAACTCGTGAGACTGGAGGTGCTCTGAGAACTCGCAACATCTTCTCTAATAAGTGGAAACTTACCATCAAAGGTAGGTTTGATCCCAAACAGGGCTATCTGACTTGGGATAACTACAACAAACGCGAATACAAGTGGGAGTATAAAGTCGGTGGAGCTGGGTGGACTTATGTAATGCCTGGCGTCCTACTTCAGAATGTCTCATGGGACTGATAAGGATCTCTGATCGTTCAGCCCCTTGACTTCTCCCCCAATCCACATTATTTTGGCCTTGTTCAACTGATTCACCTATGAACGACGATTTCAACTACGATTACATGGATGAGAACGATCTGTACGAATCCATGATGGAAACTGGTCCCGAAGATTGGCTTCCTATTGGTGGTGTTCAGGAACAATTTGATCCTGAAACTCTTGCCCTTCTGAAATCTTTTTGATACAATAAGTATGGTAATGGTTTAGAGGTTTTGATGAAGATTGTCGTAAGACATTCTTACAAAGATGGAGAGATCTCAGAGACTCGTACTCTGAGGTTTCTCCCTTTTTATTATACTGAGAAGATTACTGAATCAGTTATGAAAGTGATTCAGAATCAACTGAGTCCCGATCTTCTCACCAAGAAATACCGAGAAGAAAATGTAACAAACCCAATGTACGGGCATTGTTACCATTCTACTCAAGCTTTATTCTACCTATTGGATACTGATAAGTTAGTTCCCATGAGTGGAATTGACTATCGGAATGATACTCACTGGTGGTTACAGGATGGTGAAACTATCTACGATGTAACTGCGGATCAGTATTACTCTGTGGGGCAAGTTCCTCCCTATGCAACAGGAAAGAAAACGGCTTGGTATGGTTGGAAACAGAGACCACATCAAAGATCACTGAATCTTATGATGAAAGTTCTCTACGCATGTAGCATTGAATATTGTTACGAAACCCTCAAACCTCAGTCAGGGGCCTTGACTCCCCAACCGCAATAGGGTATTATTCACATGGGTCGCCTAATGGCCCACATTTCATCTACCGACTAAAGGTATTTTTACTATGATTATGAAAACCGCAAATGATATTCGTCACGAATATCTTATCAATCCCTTTTACGAATTTTTGGAAAATACTTCCGAAAGGGAAGAATATAAAGATCTTATCAAAGTTTTCCAAGCTCCTACTGGTTTTGGCAAATCTTTTGCACTTGCAACTTGTTTTGTTCCCAAAATCTTTGAAACTCAAAAAGTCAAATTGATTGTCTACGCTGTTCCTAATGTAGAGAATCTTGATAAGTATAAGTTCAGCGAATACGCTAGGGAATACGGGTATTACTTTACTGACAAAGCCGAAGAAGCCTTTATTCTTCTGAAAAAGGGTAAGAATGTAGTTTGTGGTCTTACTCATGCGTATCTCTGCAACGGATCTCCCAAACTAAAAGCAAACCGAGAAAAATTGATTCAACTTGCAGACCAATCTGCTTGGTTTATTGAAGAATGTCATTCTTGGCTTGGTGTTACTGATATTGAGTGGTACAAGGATGTTATGGGACATGGTACTCCCGATTTTGCAGGAACTGTCTACAAACTTCTGTCCCGAATCAATCAAAAAACAGATCTTTGTTTCGGTATTACTGCAACTCCTACTAAACAACATCGTGGGGAAGTTGGAGACATCAAGTTCCAGATCATGAATGATTGGTGTCCTAAAGAAGAGAGGGCTTTCCTCACCAAATGGTCTAAGAATTACAAAGAGTATAAAGGATTTGATGAAGTTTCGCATAAATCAAGTCGTGGTCGCATTACCAAACGATTTGAAATTGATATTAACAGTTGCAAATCTCAACTGAGACAATATCTGAAAGAACATCATGTAAAAAATATCCAAACTCTCAAAACTCTCTCAAATTATGATGCAAACATCAAGTCAAAACTGACCTCACTTATTGTTTGTGGTGGAGAAGGTAATCGGCGATTAGCTATTCACCTCAATCAAGCGAGGGAATGGTTGAGTCAAATGTTGATCAAAAATGGATACAATCCATCTTCGCAGTGGATTGCAATTATGACTGACTCCAAAAAAGGTTTTTACAATCTTAATGGTGACTTTGAATCTTGCAGTGAAGATGGTATCATTGCAGCCCTGAATGACTGGGAAGAAGATTGTCAGTTTCTTCTGGTGAATAACAAAGGTAAGGCCGGGATTGATGTATTCAATCTGACTGGTATTTGTTCTCTTCGTATCCGCGATCCTGAGACCACTGATTGCACTGAGCTTTCTCGTCAAATTATTGGTCGTCTGTCCAGGCTTAATTCTGGTCATGGATCTATTCTTCAAGATGAATATAATTATGATCTTGAGAATATGGTTAGGAATTATTGTTCCGAACATGCGGTAAATCCTAATGTGTTCTTTGAAACTCTTAAAGTTGCAAACACTTTTGAGTTTAGGTATCCCTCTACTCCTGGTGGCCATTGGGAACTGAGTGTGGAAGAGTTTGATGAGTTTTATACCTCATCTTGGAACGAAATGGAACAGACCGTTAAAGAAATGATTTTCTCTGATGTTGTTTGTCCCGAATGTCCTTTTCGCAATAATCTGGATCTTTTTAGTTCTGGTTCTGTTGGATTTGCGAATCGTTTGATTGCAGTATAATCATGTGGGCAGCAACTTGTGTCTTGGCGGATTATAGTTGCGTAAGTCCCACATAAATATATCAGTCACGCCAAGACACAATGAAAGAATACTATACTTACGCATATTTGCGTGAAGACGGAACTCCCTATTACATAGGTAAAGGAAAAGGTAACAGAATAAACGATTATCATACCAAGTTTGTAAAAGTTCCTGCAGAAAAAAAGAGATTATTCTTAAAACAAAATCTAACTGAAGAAGAAGCATTTAATCACGAAATCTACATGATTTCTATCTTTGGTAGAAAAGATTTAGGAACTGGTATTTTAATAAACCGAAGTGATGGTGGATTGGGTGGAAGAAATGTTAGATCAAGAAGTTTCAATCAAGAACAAAAAGATCAAATCAGAGAAAGAATGAGAGGAAATAAACATAAGGCATATGGATGGGAAATAACATATTTGGATGGAAAAAAACAAATAGTGAACGGATTGAGGGGATGGGCTGAACAGAATAATTATGATGCTTCCTGTTTAATAAAGGTTTCAAAAGGAACTAGAAACTATCACAAAGACATCAAATCCGTTAAACTTATACCATAGATAAGATCTCGTTATCTAAAACTCCTTGCCACATCATGCAATTACCTGTATTCTAGCTGTATTGAAACGCAATTTCATGATTCTTCGGCCCCACCAACAACGCGCAGTTGATCTTATGCAACTGCACCGAAAAGGTCAGATGGTTATGCCCACTGGAGCTGGCAAAACCCCGACGATGATCTTTGATGCAAAGCTTCAGTTTCATTGTGGTTATTCTGAACAAACTATTGTAGTCGTGGCCCCGAGGATTCTCCTCGCAGAACAACTGTGTTCTGAGTTTCTGGAGTTTATCACCAACGCAAGTGTGATGCACATTCACTCGGGAGAAACGCATCACTTTAGTTCTACCAAACCCCAAGAGATTGTGGACTGGGTTGTGAACACTCGTGGTCACAAACTGATCTTCACGACTTACAACTCTCTGGAGAAACTGCAACAAACTCGTCTCCCCGTCAACACCATCTACTTTGACGAAGCTCATAACTCTGTCAAACGCAACTTCTTCCCTGCAACTGAATACTTCAGTCAGGAAGCCGACCGTTGTTACTTCTTTACGGCAACGCCAAAACATTCTCTCGCAGTGGGTAAGCCTGGGATGAACGATGTAGAAGTTTATGGTCAGGTCATTTGTAATGTTCCTGCACCTGAACTTGTGGAAGGTGGTTACATCCTGCCTCCGAAAGTTCTTGCGAAACAACTTCCTATGGTGAAGTCTGGTAAGATTCCTGCGGATCGAGATTGCACCAACTTGATTGAGACTCTGGATGAATGTGGTAAGGACAAAGTGTTGATCTGTGCGAAAGCTACCAAACAGATCTCTGCACTGATGTCTGAGACTGATTTCATTCAACAGTTGCAAGATCGTGGGTTTTCTTATCTCTACATCACCGCAAAGACTGGTGCAATCATTAACGGTCAGAAGGCGAATCGTGAGGTATTCTTTGAGACTCTAAGTGCATGGGGTAAGGATGACTCTAAGAAGTTTGTTGTTCTCCATCACAGTATCCTCTC